CACTTCGATTTCAGTGTAATCTAATCGGATGAATTTATCACAATCATAATCTTTCTGAAAAGTTTGGTCATCTTTGTAGTAAGAGTTTGTTTCAAGCCAAGTAAATGAACTAAACCAAGCATACTTATAAATCTTAACCATTTTCTTTGGTTCTTGGTAAGGTTGTAAGTTCCAACTATTATAAGCGAAATCATAATCACAAGTATGTTGAGTATGTTTAGTACCTCTGTCTAACTCATAAACGAAAAAACTATCCGCTAAGTATTTAATAGTCATATACTCATAATCCTCCCAGCTATTTCCAATATACTTCTTTCCAACCTCTAAAATAGTCCCGTTTTCTAATTTGTGTTCTGTTTTCATAGTTTATAGTTTTTCGATTTCGTTTTTAATTAATTAACTAGCCCAATCATCTATTAACTTGTTTGCTAGATCTATCTCAATAGACTCTAAGTCTACTAAGTCAGTAATATTGGTATCTCCTAGCATTACATATTTTAAAGTAAACTCAAACTCATTAAAGATATAATAGCAATCTATTAGAACTCCTTTATACTTTATAGAGCAAAGCTCTAAATTCTCTTTATTTTTTCTTATTAAGTAGCTCATTAACTCGCTATAGTCTACTATCTTTTCCTCTACTCCGTTACCGTTATAAGAAGGAACTGGCTCTTCTTCGTTAAAACCCGGTATAATAAGTTCGTCGTTTAAATAATAGATACTATCACAAGTTAGAATTAATTTCTTATCGTATAAAGACTTTAACTCTTCGTTAATCTTAATACCGTTAAGCATAGCTAAATAAACTAAGTGCATTTTATCCTCTTTACTCTGGTTAACACTAGCTACTCTTGCTCTGTTTTTAATCTCGTTTTTCATAATATCGTTTTGTTTGTGGCCCCGTAGGGCTATTGGTTAACTAAAAATTTTGTCGTTTTGTAAAATAAACAATTCTCTCACGCTTAAACTATAATCGAAAACCACTTTCGCTTTAAGGCAGCCTATTTGCTGTAAATAATAAGAGGGTTTTTTAATCTCGAAACCAACACCTAACCTATTTAGAGTTGATAATACTTTTTCTTCATTATCTAAATGAAAAGTAGCTTGACTGTCTGAAATAAAATGTAACATATCGTTTTGTTTTTGTTCGTTGTTTCAAATATACATCTTTTAATGTTAATAAATGAAACTTTTTTAACAAAAAAAAGACAGTTATTTTCTAACTGCCTGATTTTCAATGAGAATAATTTTATTAGATTAAATCATCAATCCAAGATTTAGAACCTACGAGTTCGAAATAGCTACGCATCATTATCGTGTCTGCAATATCTGGAGATCTACCTAGCATAGTTTTAATAGTCTCCTTACCTTCTACCGCCCATTTAACGTCTTTATCCATATCCTTTCTACGGATTAAAGATAACTCTTCGTTTAACTGTTCTTTAAAAGTACTATCTATTAAGTAAACCTCTTTCTTTTTAAACTTCTCAGCTAAATGGAAGTAACATTGACTTTTTAAATTACTAAAGTTTTGCTTAGACCCTTCTACTTTAACCGGAGTCGAGTTATTTACAAAACTCTTGCATCTTAACTGGTCCACTACTCCTCCTCCAATTCCGTCGGCATCAGCTATAACCCTACTCATAGGGATGTAGTTTTCCGTAGCTAACTTTCTAATCTCTTGTGATGTTTGGACTGTATCGTATTTATCAAGCTTAATAACCCTCTCTAATCTCCATCCGTTCCATAAAGCTATTACGGTACTATCATTACCAAAACGAGCTATATCCGCAGTTATATACTTTTCTCCTTCAGGTACAAATTCGTTAGTATAAGCGTCTACTATATTCTCAAAAGGGAATAGTTTAGCTAAATCATCATCATACTGCCAATTCCCGTATAAAAGTCTTTGTTTAGAAGCTTCGTCCAATCTTTTTAAAGATTCTATATAAGAAGGATGTAAATGCTTATTATCTGTTGCTAAAGCTTGGATAAACTTTCTATGCTTAGGTAAACGGTTTTCTACGCTAGGTTTAAAGAATGAAGTAAAAACCCAATTCTTAGCAGGGTTACAAGTCATTAATAACTTAGGAGTTAAGTTATATTCATTTAACTTATAACGAATCCTTGATACTACAATGTTCTTAGCTTTTTCTACCACTTGGTTAGCCTCATCTATCATAGCGCCGGTAATCTCAAGAGAACCTAAACTATCGAAGTTAGGGTCTGAAGGATATAGAAACAAATCCTTTAGAACTATCTGCGACTTATTTTTAAAAGTTATAGTTTTCTCGTTAGCGTTATAATTATACTCCGAATCAATACCTAACATTCCGGTAACGTCAAAAAAGGAGTTAAGAGTGGTTTTCTTAAGAGCATCTAATTTAGAACGTCCCATTAACCACCTAGTACCCGGATACTTTACACAATTATGTATTAACCAAAGAACGCCGAAGAAGGACTTACCCCCTCCGGCACTCCCGCCGTATAGCACCTCTATAGTCTCCTTGTCATTTAGGTATTTAAACGCTAATGCTTGTTTCTTAGTTAATTTAATATCATTCTTCACCATAAGTACGTGTTCTTCTAAATTTAGCGCCTACGTATCTAAACGAGCTACTATATCTAATCTCGAAAGGCATAGCGCTAACCCTAGTTCTAAACTCCTTTCTCTTTCTTCTATTTTCTTCTAATAATTTACTCCTCATTATCTTCGTCCGGTTCAATTCCAATATTAATCTGTATTCTTTCTCCTTCGCTAGTAACGTCCTTCTTATCTGGTTCATTTACTCCAGTAAGCTTTGCTATATCTGCTAAGATCTTTCTAGCTATTTCCATTTCACCTTCTTTAATAGCTTCCATATATAACTTAAAAAGTCTAGCGTGATGTGATTCAGCCATAGCTTCTCTATCTTTAGCGAATTTTTCTTTCACATGATCTTTAGCTTTCTTCCAATAAGTATCAGATTGTCTTGACTCAATACCATACTTCTTCTTACAGTGAATAACCCATTCACCTCTACTCATATTCTTGTTAAGCAAAAAATCTATTGCTTCAGCTATTCTATTATCGACTTCTACTGAGTCTGCTACGTATTCTTTTTTCTTTCCTGCCATAATTATTATATGCTTTTAAACATCAAATAGATACACTTTCGACTTAGATTCGTCTTGGATACAATCAAGATGACACCAAGAAATCGGCTTCCCTTTTAAATTCCTTTCTAACCTAATCTGACAAGGAAATAAGTCAGCATTAGCTACTATCCATTCTCTAACTTCTATAGCTGTCATTCCTTCAACGTCGAAGTCTACCGCTTTACCAAACATATGAGCTGATAAGTAAGCCTTAGTTTTCTTTTTAACCATAGGGCTATTATTATGCCTTAATCCTCTTTGAGAGAACTCACCTCTCCACGCCCAATTATTAACCGTTATAGGTTTTCTTAAGTTATGTCTAATAATGAATAAACAATCTAATAAGTTTTCATCTAAAAACTTCCAAGCACCATTACCAAATCTGTTAAACACCTCTTCGTCTACTAACTCTTTAATAGAGAAATAATCTTTTATTGTCTTACTCATCTTTCTTTTTTTCTTTTTAATGGTATAGTAAAATAGGTCTGCTCACCTCCAGAACCTCTACCTCTATAGGGATTTATATTACCTGCTAACTCCCAACCTAACTCTGTAGCTTTCTCCAATTTATTAACAAAATTGTACTCACTACATTTTATAAAATTAAATTCGTACATGATCTACCATTTACCTCTAGGACAAGAGAACATTTTAAACCTAGCCTTAACATTAATAACACATCCGCAAGTTTTGTTTTTACCGTTAGAAGGTTTACCTAACTTACCGCAAGTGTATATTGGTCCTTCTTGATCTTTTGTAGCTGTACAATCCAGACAAATAGCTTTTCTAGTTTCGTAATCTCTAGCGACTTCAATTCTTTTAGGTAAATTAAACTTGATCACTAAGTCGTTAAGCATAGAGACGTAACAAGAGCTACACGTACGACTTTCGTAATATGCACTACTCTTATTGAAAACGTTTCTGTGTAAATTAATTAACTCTTTTTTGTCAATTTGAGTCATACTCCTATAAGGATAACCTATTGACTCTATAAGCTTAATAAAGCTCTCTTTCTGTGAATCCATAATTAATTAAATAATTTTTGTTGTAATAAATCCTTTGCATAAACAAAAGTGTTCTTATACTTATAACTCTCTTTTATATTTGCTTTTACATAGTCTTCACTGTAAATACCTTCAATATAAGCGTATTTATCCTTAATTTGAATAAATACATAGAAGTCTGCCCTTAAATGTTTAGAGAGACTTTCTAAAGAGCAATTAAAGGTGTAGGTTTTTTTAGAAGTAGCTTTGACTTGGTAAGTGTAACCTTTATTACAAGCAAAATCAATTCCCATGTAATCTCTATCTAACGACTGATCATGAATAGTTTCACCTTGAAAGTTCTTAAGGAACCAGCTTTTGAAAGCTAGCTCCCCAAGTTCCCCGGTAGATCTATTATTAAAATCAGACAAATCTATTTTAGCAACGTATCTTCTCATTAGGCTTCTTTTACAAATGTTCCGTTTTCCATTTTACCTTTACGCTTAGCAATAACACTATAAGCCTCATTAACACAAGATTCTAAAGTAATATCAATTCCATACTTGATCTTAGCTAACTCAGCTACGTTAGTTAGTACTACAACACAATCACCAATAGCATCAATGATCTCTGGAATATCATCTTTTAGCACTGCTTTTGATAATTCTCCAGCTTCTTCATAAAGCTTTAAAGTTTGTGTCTTTACATCTCCTTTTTCGAAGATTCCTTTGTCTTTTGCCCATTCTCTAATTGAGCTAAATTCGTTTTTTAATTCCATAATTTTTAATTTTTATTTTTTCACTTTTACTTCTAATCTTGAATCCGGATTATAGTTTTCTAAAATCATCTTATCATAGCTGAACTCACTAAACTTTGGACAGTTTACTAAAGTTGGTAAGGCTTTCTTTTTACGCCCCGCATAAATCGCTGCTTTTGAAACATGCTCCTCGTATAAATGGCAAGCTGCTGCGTTTATAATGACTTCACCAGGTTTTTTATTAAGTTCTTTAGCTATTATAGATAAAATAGTGGCGTACATTCCTACATCATAAGGCAATCCAATAAATAAATCTAAAGACCTCATTGATACGACAATATCAATATGGTCCGGGTAAGTAACTAATTGAAAAGCATAATGACAAGGAGGTAGTTCCATCTCGTTAATTCTAATAGGGTTCCACATACTTATTAGGTGTCTTCTTGAAGTATAGTTAGACTTAAGATCTTTAATAAGGTTTTTAAGTTGGTCAACCCCTTCAAAATCCCTGATTTGTTTACCATAAACTGGTCCTAAATCACCATCTTCTTTTGCCCATTGATTCCAAATGGTAACGCCCCTTTCTTGAAGAAACTTTACATTTGTTTCTCCTCTTAATAACCACTCAACCTCAACAAATATACTTTTAGGAAAAATCTTTTTACCTGTTACAATGGGAAAACCTTCCCTTAGATTGGCCCTAATCTGGATTCCTGTTAATTGGCGAACCTTTCCATTCCTGGAATTTATTTTTTCTCCTTTCTTAGCCACTAAGTGTATAGCTGCCGAATAGTTTTCTTCGTAAGTATTCATACTACCTATGTCTATTA